AGTATGGAGAACTAGAAACTATTGCTACTAGAGTACCAAGTCACGAGCCATGGCCATTCCATAACCTAGGTGTTGAAAATTCTGTACAGTTAGGTAAAACAGCAACGTCAACACTAAGTCCTGCATTGGCAAGTAAAGCATCAAATATTGCTGGTAAGTTACCTACTAACGAAATTACATCCAGTGACTTTGCTAAACAGATACCTGCAACAAAATCTATCGGTAGTTTAGATCAAGATCAAGTTACAGGCTTAATAGCACAACGTGCTAACGATGTTGGTCAAAACTTTACTGATGTATCTGTAGACAAAGGTATTGGCAAGTATGGTATTTCACCAGAACAATTAGAATCATCAGGATACTTAAAACCAGGTACAGTTAGCAAATATATCACAGATCCAAGTTCAACAGTTACAGACGGCTTTGGTAGTCAAACAACTCAGTTAGAGTCAGTGCTTAAAAATCCAAACGTATGGACAGGCAGAGGCAGTACTAATAACTTAACTGGATTTTTAAATGATAAAAACGCACAAACACTAGCACAGCAAGATATTTTATCAACTAGTTTAAGTTCATTAAAAGCCAAAGGTGTAGTAACAGGAACAGAATCAGCAGAAGATCTTGGTGGCATATTAAATGCGAGTTCAGCATATGGTGCAAACAATGTTGCTAATTGGGCTAAAGGCACAGGCGGCAACTCTTTAATTAATTCAGGTATTGAACAAACTGCACGTAATGGCAAATATTCAGTTAACTTAGTTGACACAAAATTAACAAGTCTAAACAAGAGTTATAGTAACCCAGGTGCGTATGCAGGTACTACAGATAGAGAAACACTAGACAATAATGTTAGTCAAATTATTGCTGACTCACGTGCAATACCGCCAAAACATACAAGATAAATAATATACTATGGCAAGATTCTACGGATACAGTTCAATTGGCAGAAACAAAAAGTTTCGCTTAGAAGACTTTGAATTAGTTAAAAGAGATTTACTAAACAGTCTTTTAATTAGACAAGGCACTATACCAGGCAGACCTAACATTGGTACTGCACTATGGGACTATCTATACGAAACTATAGATGATAGAACACTGAATCAACTCGATAACGAAATGCGTAAATCTATAGAACGTGACCCAAGAGTTAAAGTTGAAGAAATATTATTTTTTACACAAAACAATGGTTTACTCTGTGAAATCTCAGTTAAGACAGTGATGTCAAACGAATCTCAGATGCTTAAACTATTCCTCGATACAGAAAACCTCACAGCCGACTACGTATAATATACCCACTTAACTAAAGTGATAAATACTTATAACAAAAAGGATTATAGGTATCTATGGCTAAGACTACACGACAAACCGCTATTTTTGGGGCGGAAGATTGGAAGAAGTTATACCGCACTTACAAAGAGGCAGACTTCCAAAGTTACGACTTTGAAACTCTACGTAAGTCAATGGTTGACTACTTACGTTTATACTATCCAGAAACATTTAACGACTACACAGAATCAAGTGAGTTCGTTGCACTGCTAGACTTAATGGCATTTATGGGTCAAGGTCTTGCTTTCCGTAACGACTTAAACACTCGTGAAAACTTTTTAGACACAGCAGAGCGTAGAGACTCAGTAACTAAATTAGCCAAGTTAGTGGGTTACACTCCTAAAAGAAACTTAAATGGTAGTGGTTTCTTAAAAGTAACAGCAGTGTCAACGACAGAATCAGTCTTAGACTACAACAACTTTAACTTGTCTGGACTTACCATTAATTGGAACGATGTTTCTAACCCAGACTGGCTAGAACAGTTTAACGCAATTATGAATGCCTCAATGATTGATAGTCAGCGTTTTGGCCGCCCAGGTAATTCAAAAATGATTCTTGGTGTTACTACAGATGAATATCAAATTAATACAACACCAAACACTATGCCTATTGCTAGTTTCCAAAGTGATGTTGACGGATTGGCAATGGATTTTGAAATAGTATCAGGTACGTCAGTAAACAAAACGTATGTCTATGAACAAAGTCCACAACCAGGTGGTGCACTTAATGTAATTTATAAAAACGACAAACTAGGATATGGTTCAGCAAACACTGGTTACTTTTTTATGTTCAAACAAGGAACATTAACTAATCAAGACTTTACTTTAGTTGATCGTATTTCAAACAGAGTTGTTAACTTAAACATTGAAGGCATTAATCAAGATGATGTGTGGTTATTTGAATTAACTCAACAAGGTAACGCATTAACAGAGTGGCGTGAAGTCGATAATATTTTTGCAATTGATGAAACAGCAAGTACTAGTGAACGTGAAGTATATCAAGTCAACACAAGAACAAATGATCAAGTTCAATTACAATTTGGAGATGGCACATTCTCTAAAATCCCGTTAGGTGATTATAGGAGTTATGTTAGAGCATCTAACGGTCTTGAATATGTGATTAATCCTGATGAAATACAAAACGTACAAGTGCCGATTAACTATGTAAGCCGTAACGGTAGAGTTGAAACTCTAACATTAACAGTTTCATTGCAGACAGCAGTTTCAAACTCTAAAGCAAGAGAAAATATTGCAGAGATTAAAGAACGTGCACCTGCGGCATTCTACACCCAGAACAGAATGGTCAACGGTGAAGATTATAATAACTTTCCGTTTACAAGATTTACAAGTATTTTAAAATCAAAAGCCTTGTCGAGAACAGGTGTTGGTATTAATCGTCAGTTAGACTTATTAGACCCAACAGGCAAGTATTCATCAACAACAGCATTTGCCAGTGATGGTATGTTGTACAGAACATTTACAGATCCAACAAAAACATTTAGTTTTGTAGACACAAACGATATCGCTGACGTAATTCAGAACACTGTAGAACCAATTCTTAAATCAAGAGCATTGACACATTTTTATTATGACAAGTATGATAGGATTAGTTTATCAGGTATTAACTGGAACCAATCAACTGCTATTGTTAATCAAACAACAGGTTACTTTAAAGATGACTCTAGTGGGGGTGCAGTAAGTGTTGCACTAACTTCAAATAATACAAAATATATTCAAGAAGGTGCATTAGTTAAATTTGAACCACCAGCAAATCAATACTTTGATGCTAACAACAGATTACAGTCAGGTGTACCAACAAAGGCAAACGAAAAACTAGCAATATGGGCAACTGTAACTAATCTGGTGTTAGACGGCACTAACTTTGGTCAAGGTAATTTAAGTGATGGCACAGGTCCTATTTCGTTTAACGAATATCTACCTAACGGTTGTATTCCAACAGAAGTTATTCCTAAGTTTACTACAGACCTAACAGTTACATTTGAAAATAAAATTATTGACCAAATTGAAGTCTATAGAGACTTTGGTATTGGCTACGACGAAGAATCTAGTGAATGGTATATTATTTCAACTGATAACCTAAATGAAAATGCAGAATATGATTCTAGTTATGCTAAAAATGTAGATGGTTTAAATCGTGATGCATCATGGCTAATACAGTTTACTACAGACGGTGAAATATACACTATTAAGTATCGTAACTTAGCGTATTACTTTGCTTCAGTGGTAGAAAATAGATTTATATTTGATTCAAATGCAAAAGTGTATGATCCTAAAACAGGTAAAACAGTTACAGACAATGTTGTAGTATTAAAAACAAACACTAAACCAGATGCTAACGAAAACTTAACCACAGATGTTAGGCTTGACATTGTTGGTCAGGAAGTTGAGACTGATGGATTTGTAGATAACTTTAAAGTTCTAGTAAGTTTCTCAGACAAAGACCAAGACGGTGTTGCAGATAATCCAGATATCTTTAAGGACGTAGTAGATCCAATAGTGAGTCCAACAACAAAATACGTTTTCTTTGAACGACAAACAGACTTTGATAATTTAGAAAGATGGGTTCCACTAGCCGGCAATATAATTAATATTTTATATGCTGACTTGGATGCAATTGAACTTAAGAAAAAAGAGTACTTACAAGGTCAGGTATTCTATGCTTATACAGATAAGAAATTCTATAAGTTATCAGTCACAGGTAGCGAATATACATTATCAGAAACAACAGACTATCGTGTAGCAGTGGGCAGACAAGATTTGTATTTCCAATACAAACATAATTCACCTAACACACGCAGAATTGACCCTGCATTGACTAACATTATTGATTTGTATCTTGTAACTAACACATACTATACAAACTATACAAATTGGATCAAAGATTCAACAGGCAAAGTTGCTAAACCAAGTCAACCCACCATTGATGAATTAACATTGGCTTATAACTCATTAGAAGATTATAAAATGGCCAGCGATGGGTTAATTATTAACTCGGTGACATTCAAACCGTTGTTTGGTGAAAAAGCAAGTTTAGAATTACAAGGAAAAATTAAAGTTATTAAACAATCAGGTATTGTAGTATCAACTGGTGAAATTAAATCACGAGTGGTACAATCACTGAATGAATACTTTACAATTGATAAATGGGACTTTGGTGATACATTCTACTTCTCAGAGTTATCAGCATACCTACACGAAGAACTAGGTGATATTGTTTCAAGTGTGGTTATTGTACCAACAGACCCAACAAAAACATTTGGTGACTTATATGAAATTCGTTGTGCACCAAACGAAATATTTGTTAACGCGGCCTTAGTTAGTGACATTGAAGTTATTGATGCACTAACAGCCGGTGCACTTAAAAAGAATTAGGATAAACAATGGCAAGATTTACTAGAACATTAGATCTATTACCTGAAATATTTCAAACAGAAACCAATCAAAAGTTTCTGAATGCTACACTAGATCAACTCGTACAACGTCCACAGCTAAGACGTGTAGAAGGTTTTATTGGTCGTAGAACTGGACAAGGTGTTGTTGGTACAGATAGTTATGTATTAGAACCAGACCAAGAACGTGCGGCCTATCAGTTAGAACCAGCAATTACCTACAAGAAAAAAGATTCACAAGAAACTCAAGACTTTTTAACATATCCAGGTATTGTAGATGCATTAGGAAGATCAGGTGCTAATACTAGTAAACATGATAGACTATTTGATTCAGCATACTATTCATGGGATCCATTTGTAGACTACGATAAGTTCGTTAACTTTAGTCAGTACTACTGGTTACCACAAGGTCCTAATTCGGTTGACGTAGGCGCTACTGAAATATCTACCAGTGACGAATATGATGTCACTAGAAACGAGTTTGATTACAATCTAAGTGGTGTTGAGGGTGAAAATCCAACTATCACTGTTGTCCGAGGCGGAAACTACAAATTTAATGTTCAACAAACAGGTAACCCATTTTGGATTCAATCAAATCCAGGTGCTAACGGTTTAGTTTCTGGACAGCCTAATCAGTCAAGTAGAGAAGTATTAGGTGTTACCAACAACGGTGACGACAACGGTGTTATTCAATTTAATGTTCCACTAGATACAGAACAAAACTTTTTCCTAAACATGGACACTGTGTCCAAAGTTGATTTAGTTACAGAATTAAGATTTGATGAAGTTAATAATCAACAGGTAAGACCATTCTTAGACAAGTATGACGGCATTGATGAAGTTACTGATCTACGTAACAGAACAATTATCTTTATTAACAGAAACCCAGGCGATGGCGAAGAGTCAGGTTGGAAACGAGATGACTTGTTTGACACATCACCATTTGATGACAATGATACACCATTTGCTCGTTCAGAAGATATAGCAACCAAAACAGATCGTTATTCTGTATATCGTATTGAATTTAGATATGATGAAGGTGAAAATTCTCCAACGTTTGATGCGTCTGGTGCTAATCCAATTATGGTACTTAACAAAGTTAGAGAAATTCCTAACTTAAAGAAAGTACACGTACAGTATGGTACAAAATATAACAATCAGTACTTCTGGAAGACAGCAGAAGGCTTTTTTGAAGAACAGCCGCATATTACAGCAATTAGCGACACACTATACTATCAAGATGCCAATGATGAAAATAGGTTTGGTATTATTCGTGTTGTAGATGCTGTTGATCAGTTAACTTTAAATGTTGGTGACGACATTGTTGGGAAAAAAGAATATACATCACCAACTGGCGTTAAGTTTACTAATGGAATGAAAGTACAATTCCGTGGCAAAACATCACCAGAAGGATATCAAGATCAGGAATACTATGTAGAAGGTGTAGGCTCTAGTATCAAACTATTAGCAGTAGAAGACTTTAAAACACCTGAGCAGTATACAATTAGTGAAACACAACCGTTTGATGCTAAAGGGTATGATGAAACACCGTGGGACGCTAGTTTGAATGCACCAACAGAAAAAGATTATTTTACAATTAACAGAGGTTCACCTGATCAGAATCCATGGACAAGATCAAATCGCTGGTTCCATATCTCAGTAATTAAAGCATCAGCAGAATATAATAAAACTGTTGCAGACTTAGATCAAACAGCACGTGCTAAACGCCCTATTTTAGAATTTAACGACGGTCTACGTTTATTTAACTTTGGTACTGAAGGTAAACGTGCTATTGATATTATTGATCTTAAACAGACCGATGCACTGAGTAATGTAGCAGGTAAAATAGGTTACAACATTGATAACTTTGGTCTATATGATGGTGCTAGAGTTATTTTTGCCGCAGATGAGGACCCAGAAGTACGCAATAAAATTTATGAGGTGCGTTTAGTTGATCCAGTAGGCATCACAGAAGACCCTAACATGATCAGCGAAAAAATTATACAACTGGTCAAGGCAGAAGACGGTGACGTAGTAAAAGACCAGTCGGTATTCTTACAAAGCGGAGCTACTCAACAAGGGAAAAGTTTTAGATACAATGGAACTGTCTGGGTAGAATCACAGCAAAAAACAAAAGTTAATCAACCTCCAGTGTTTGATATCTTTGACGCTACAGGTAATTCAATTGGCGATAATACAAAATATCCGTCAACTAACTTTACAGGTACTAAATTATTTTCCTACAAAGAAGGAGTTGGGTTAATTGATACAGAATTAGATCTAAAACTAAGTTACTTAAACATTAACAATGTTGGTGATATTGTATTTGAAAATAACTTGTATAAAGACACATTTGTTTATACAGTTAATAATGTGTCAACAACCACAGATGTTGCTACAGGGTTTATTAGAAAGTATACAGATAGAACTAACTTTGCATTAAAAACTGGCTGGGAAAAAGCAGTTGAAACTACAAGACAACGTCAAGTATTTACATTCACAAACACAGCAACATGCGTCTGTGATATAAGACATTCCGATGGTAATAACACTGTAGTAGTTGATGTAGATAACAAATATCTATTACCAAGTGAATATACCGTTACAAGAACAGCAACATCAACCACAGTTACTTTAAACGAAACACAACCGCTAGTACACATTTATGTAATCAGTGATCAAAAGAGTGATATTGCTTATTATGAAATGCCTGCTAACCTAAGTGATAATTCAGTTAACGATGAGTTTGAAGAAGTTACACTAGGTACTGTAAGAAATCATTTTGTTACACTAGCACAGAGTCATCCTGATTTAAGTGGAACTATCCTAGGCGAAAACAATTTACGTGATCTTGGTAACATTGTTGGTTATGGTAAACAAATTGTTGAACAATCAGCACCAATGCAGTTCACAGCAACATTTGCTAAAGACTCAAACATTAACTTCTTTGATGCTATTGAATATGCTTCAAACGAATATGAAAAATTTAAAACAAGATTAATTGATTCATTAACAAAAAATGATTATCAAGGAACAGCCGCTGAAAGATTAGATCAAGCATTTGCTGATCTAAACAGAGGACGTAATCCAGATATGCCATTTTACTGGGCAGACACAATACCATGCGGTGAAGTCTACGAAGAAACAGTAAACACAATTACACCAATTGATGACAATGTGTTTGACTTGTTATACACATATGACTTTACTAAAGCAAATTATCAAGGCTTACTAGTTTACTTAAATGATTCAATATTATTGAACAATACAGATTATACGGTGGCAACAGACGGTCCTAGACTAACAATTAGTAAAACACTAGTACAAGGTGATGTTGTTAAGATTAGAGAATACGCATCAACAGTAGGTAGTTTTGTACCACCTACACCAACTAAGTTAGGATTGTTTGATAGATTTGATCCAGAGTTCTTTACAGACGATTCGTATACTACTCCACAAAGAATTTTACAAGGCCATGACGGCTCCAGAATGATTACGTTTGGTGATAATCGTGATGACGTGTTATTAGAATTTGAACGTAGAATCTATAATAACATTAAAGTACCGTCAACAAATAAGATACCATTACGTTGGTACGATGTTATTCCGGGTAAGTTTAGAACTACTGACTATACAGATGCTGAAGTTACAGAGCTAATGGGCGAAAGTTTCTTATCCTGGGTAGCATGGAACAAGTTAGACTATAAACAACAAGAATACGATAAAGACAATAAGAAAACCTGGAACTACTCATCAGCAACAGATAGAGTAGACGGCGAACTACTTAAAGGTGGTTGGAGAGGTAACTTATATAAATTCTATGACACAGATGTTCCTCATTTGCGTCCTTGGGAAATGTTTGGGTTCAGTGAAGAACCTACTTGGTGGGAAAGACAATATGGTCCAGCACCATACACAGGTGAGAACTTGGTGTTATGGGACGACATGGCCAACGGCGTTGTAGCACACCCTGACGGTGACTATATTATTAAAGAATTTAAACGTCCAGGTTTACAAAACATTATTCCTACAGGTGACGAAGGTCAACTTGAAGCAAGTTTTGATGTCTTAGTTAACAATTATGATTTAAGAAGTACAGAAAAATCATGGCAAGTAGGCGACATGGGTCCTGTAGAAACAGCATGGAGACGTTCATCAGCGTGGCCTTTTGCTGTTATGAAATTAGTAGCACAGACTAAACCTGCAGAGTTCTTTAGTCTAATGGCCGACAGAGACCGATACAAATATTCAGCAGACTTAGATCAATATGTATTTGATTCAAGATTTAGATTAACTTCAAACAACATTGAAATATACGGCGAAGGTACAATTAAACATAGTTACATTAACTGGTGTGTTGACTTTGCACGTAGACAAGGTATTTCTGACAAACAAGCAATAATTGATACTTTACGTAACACACAGGTACAATTAGTTTATAGAGTAGGCGGTTTTACTGACAAACAATACTTAAAAGTGTTTACTGAAAAAACATCACCTAACTCATTGAATGCAAACTTATTGTTACCAGACGAAAGTTATGAAGTTGTTTTATATAACAACGAGCCATTTGATGAAGTAGTATACAGCTCAGTTATTGTACAGAAAGTCGCTGGCGGCTATGCGGTCTACGGTAATTCAAAAGAACAACTATACTTTAGAGTATTCCAATCTATTCCTAATGGCAACTATAAAAATGTTACAGTAGGTGATGACACTGTAAGACTTAGTTTAGACTTTTCAAACAAGGAAGCACTTGTACCTTACGGTTATACATTTACTAATAAAGGTGCATTAGTTGACTTCTTAGTAAGCTACGGTTCATGGTTAGAATCAAAAGGCTTTGTGTTTGAAGATAAAGAAAATGAATACATTTTAAATTGGGGACAAATGGTAAGCGAATTCCTATATTGGAATCAGCAAGGCTGGCAAGATGGAGCAATTATTAATCTTAACCCAGCGGCAAACGAACTCAAAATATCTTCGCCAGGCACAGTAGCAACACCTATCCTAGGTAGACGTGCTGATGAGTTTGTATTAAATCAAAATCTACAGCCTATCCTCAAAGATAATTTAGTATGGGACAGAATTGACAATGACTTAACGATTAAAACACTGGATGAAAATTCTATTAGTTTTCTTAAAGTTAAGTTTACAAGTTATGAACATGCCTTAGTATTTGATAATACAAGTATTTTTAATGACTTAATGTATGACCCTGCAACAGCTTCGAGACAGCAACGTGTAAGACTAGTTGGTACAGTATCAGATAATTGGGACGGTACAGTTAATGCGCCAGGCTTTATCATGAATCAACCTAATGTTGAAGAATGGCAAAATAATAAAGAATATTCAAAAGGCGACATTGTTAAGTATAAAAACAAATACTATGCGGCACTTAAACGTTTAAATCCTAAAGAACTGTTTAACTTTGCAGATTGGATTGAAACAGAATATGAATCAATTAAAACTGGATTAATACCCAACCTGGCATTAAAAGCACAAGAAAGTGAAAAATTTTATGATTTAAGTGTAGCAAACTTGGAACAAGATGCTGATCTACTAGGCTTTGGTCTAATTGGTTTCCGCCCAAGAAACTACATGCAAGGACTTACACTAGATGACGTAAGTCAAACAAATGTTTATAAAAACTTCATTGGTAACAAAGGTAGTAATCAATCATTAAACTTATTTAAATCTGCTAAACTTGATAAAGAACTAACAGAATATAACATATTTGAAAACTGGGCAGTGCGTTCAGGCTTATATGGTGCTACATCAAATAGAAGTTATGTTGAAGCATCATTGATCAGTGATAAACTAACTGGTAATCCAGCAACATTAAAAATTACAGATTCAGTTAACGGAACAACGGTTAATCAAACTGTTAGACTTGCTGACATCTATAAGTCAAGTTATAAAGTCACAGACGAAAATATACTACCAACCGTAGACTATCAAAATGTTGAAAGCTCGTTACCGTCTGCAGGTTTTGTAAATGTTGACGAAGTTAATATTAAGGTATTTGAATTAGAAGATCTAACTGGGATTATAGATAACATTGAGTTAATCACAGAAGGTACTAAAATTTGGGTAGCCAAAGATAACAACTACTCGTGGAATGTTTATAGATCGACTATACTACGTAGCGAACCTATTAGGATTGTTGATAATTTAGATGGAACATCAACAGTAACATTTAACGGACACCACAACCTGGCTAAAAATGATATTGTTGTATTTAGATTCTTTGATGAGCTAACAGGTGCATATAGAGTTAAGTCAGCGCCACAACTAGATAAAATTGTTATTGATTTATCACTTCCGGACGAAGTTACAGTTATCGAAGATCTTGGGGTAGCATTTGTTCTGCAGTCAAGTAAAGTTACGCAAGGCAGTGACATAGCAGACTTACCATACATCCACACTGTGGACACAGGTGAAAAAGTCTGGGTTGATGGAACACGTTGGAAAGTATTAGAAAAGTTTAACCCGTTTAACGATAAAAATAATACTTGGAGTAAAACACTTAAGGCACCACAAGAAAATTCAGGGTTTGGTACAGTTGTATCACAATCGCCAGATGGTTTAACAAGTTTAATTGGTGCGCCAAGTTGGGAAAGTGGCAGAGGCAGTGTTTATGTATTTGGTCAAATTGGTACAGGTGACTTACAAGAAGGCACACAATTACATTTAGGTAAAACAACAAGCGTAATTGATAAAGAAATTTTAGAATACGGTGCCGCTATTGATTCAGCAGACAACGGATGGAACATTATTGGTGCTCCTGGTTCTAAAGACGACGAAGGTATTGCAGTAGTTATTGACCAAACAACAAGTGGTGTCATTAGAGAAGTGCAAATACTGACAGTGCCGGGTAACGAATCAGGCGACTCAACAACAAGTCGATTTGGTCAAGCAGTTGCTATTAATCCTAATTCAGATTGGATCTATGTAGGTGCTCCTGGGAATGAAAAAGTTTATACTTTCAAACGTAAAGATTATGAACAACAAGCATACGAATTTTTAGGTGATGGCACAACAGTTCAGTGGAACATCAATGATTATATTACGGTATCGAATGAAACACAGGTAACGATTAATATTGATAATATTCGTCAAGAGCCTATTACTGATTATAGTTTAAGTAGCGGAGTTTTAGTATTTACAACAGCACCTAAAAATGGTTCTAGGGTTGAACTTGTACGCAATTATACATGGCAAGCTGAAGGTGATGGTACAACTACAACATATGATATCAGTACAATTTATCATGCAACTTCTATAGACAAGTTTAGAGTTCAAATTGATCAAGAACTATTAAGACCTAATTATGACTATACATTTAATCCAGCAACTCAGGAGATTACATTTACTCTAACAAACAAATTAGGTGCAAGTATTGCACCACCAAACAGTTTACTAATTCAGGTGTTTGCTGAATCATATTATGAATATGTTAATGCTATTAGCAATCCAGGAGCACCAGGTAACAACTTTGGTACAAGTATTGCAACAACAAGAGATGGTAGACAAGTTATTGTTGGTGCTACAAAGGGAGAAGGATCAGACTCAAGTTCAAACGTGGGTAGAGTATTTGTGTTTGACAGAGACGCAGAACGTTTCCAAGTTAAAAATAATACAACCCTAACATTTACAACTACAAAAAATATACAAGGTCAACCAACAGTATTAATTAATGATCAAAGACAAGTTGACGATGACGAATACTTATATGCAGGAACATATACTGTTTCAGGCAACACAGTAACAATAGATGATGCCGCAGTTGATCTAGGTGACATTGTTGAAGTTGAAACTAATAACTTTGTACTAGCAGGCGAACTTCATCAAGAAGAACCAATGCAAAATTCACAGTTTGGGTATGCAGTAAGAGTATGTCCAACTAACTGTTCAATGTATGCAGGCGCTCCGCAAGATTCTAAGAATGCAGAAAATGCTGGTTCAGTAACACGCTTTGTTAATAGATCAAGACTGTATGGATCAACAATGGGCTCAACAGCAAACCCAACTATTACAGCAGGTGATGCACTACGAATTAACAACTACTATGTTGTTGCTACAGGCACAACAGTAGAAAGCTATGTTGACGATATTAAAAATACTAATATTCCAAATGTAACAGCAAGTGCTGTTGATGGTAAAATTAAAATTGAATTAATAAATGTTAACGCGGCACCAGCGGCTAATAAATTGTTTATCTATCCTGGTGTAGGAACAATACACGAAGATCTAGGTATAGATATATTCCCAAGAATGCAAACAATTCATAATCCATATCCAATTGTGAATGCAAGATTTGGTCATGCGTTAGATATTTCAAATGATGCGTTAAGCATTGTGATAGGATCACCTCATGGTGCTACAAACTTAGAAGTTACACTAGATGCAAGTACAACATTGATCGATGCAGGCGCAACTAAGATCAGAGATATACAAACACAAAGTGGTGCTGTTTATACATACGATTATTTAGAAAGCGATGTAGACACTTATGCAAATCCAGGTAAGTTTGCATTTGGTCAACAGATTAATGACAGTCTAGTACATCCACTAAGTGAGTTTGGTACCAGTGTTGATTACTGTAATGCTAAACTATTAATTGGCTCACCAGGATACATAACTAGCGACAGGGTTGATGGTAGAATTGTAAGATTTAACAATGTAACATACACACCTGTTTGGCAAGAAGTTGAAAAAGAAACAGATGTTGTTAATACTGAACTTATTAACTCAGTGTTCATTTATGATAGAACAACTGAAAAAGTTGAAACATATTTAGACTATATTGATCCACTACAAGGTAAAATCTTAGGTGCGGCTAGACAAAATATTGATTTAATTATTCCTGATGATCCTGCACAGTATAACAATGGCACTAACAATAACTTTGGTATGACTTGGGGAGTTGAACGTGTGGGAACAATCTGGTGGAACGTTTCTACTGCTAAGTTTATTAACTACAATCAATCAACAGCAGACTATCGTGCTAAACGTATAGGTAACTTATTCCCAGGCTCAACTATTGACATTTATCAATGGGTATCAAGCGATGTGCCACCGAGTGAGTATGACGGTGAAGGCACAGTTTATTCAACTGACTCATTCTCAACATTAAGTGATGTCAGACAAGGTGGCGAAGTAGTTACAAAATACTATTTTTGGGTTAAAGGATTAACAGCAGTTAATAAAAACTCAGGAAAAACACTGAGTCCTGTTACTATTGCACAGTATATCGAAACACCTAAGTCAAGTGGTATTCCATATATGGCCGCAGTTGATAAGAATACATTTGCTCTATTTAATAGTCAAAATTATATTAAAGATGAAGATTCTGTACTACATATCGAGTTTGATAAAATTAAAACAAACAACAATGTACACATCGAATATGAATTAATTAGAGAAAATGATTCTACACAATTCTTAAGTGACAATTTATATCGTAAGTTTTTAGATTCATTTTGCGGTGTAGACACAGCAGGTAATATTGTTCCAGATCCAAAACTATCAATTACAGATAGACGCGGTGTCGAATTCCGTCCAAGACAAACAATGTTTGTTGATAGATTTAAAGCATTGGAAAATTACCTAACAGCGGCAAATAGAATACTTAAACAATTGCCTATTACAGAAATTAGAAGTTACCCTTTACTTGAAAGTAAAGAAGAAATGCCAGGTAAACCATCAGGCACTTGGGATATTCAAGTTGAAGACGTTGCTGAACTAAGTTATCAAACAACAAATATTGATGCTATTGGTACACGTTATCTTGTTAAAGTAGATGAGAATAATGATAACCTATGGACAATTTATACTCTACAATCAAACAGAACCTTACTATTAACTAGAGTACAAAACTTTAAGACATCACGCTATTGGGAACTTGTTGATTGGTATGCTGAAGGATACAATGTATTAGATAAACCAACAAAAGAAGTTAATCAATATTCTGATCTAGCAACATTAACAACGGCCACAGTGGGTAATGTTGTTAAAGTTAGATCAAACGCACAGAGTAAGTTTGAGATCTATAGACTAGACTCAACCGGATGGACTAGAGTTGGTTTGGAAAAAGGCACAATTAAATTTAACCCAAGTCTGTATAATTACAATCTAGATCGTAATGGTTTCGATAATGAAGTGTTTGATGCACAATACTTTGACCAAGAAGCAGTTTTAGAATTAAGACAAATTATTAAGTCAATTAATGAAGAATTGTTTATAGATGGTTTATCAAATCATAGAATTAATTTAATTATATTAATGTTTAACTATGTTCTGAGTGAGCAAAAATCAACCGATTGGTTAGTAAAAACAAGTTTAATTGACGTTCAACATAACCTACGTGAGCTTAAACAGTTTGATATATTAAGACGTGATAATCAAGACTTTATTGAGCAATATATTGAGGAAGTTAAACCATACAGAACACAGATCAAAGAATTCAATCTGGTGTATAAAGGAGAGGATGTTTATTCAGGTGATGCAACTGACTTTGACTTACCTGCAGAATTTAATTCTACACTAAACAAATACATTTCTCCAAGACATGTACTTGATCAAGAAGACATCACAGGCGAAGGTGTTTATCAATTAGACAATGCAATTTGGTCTACTAGCAAATATACAAGTTGGAGACAGAACTTTGCACTATCAATTGAGTCAGTAACAGTGATTGATGGCGGAGAAAACTATACAGAAGCACCAGAAGTTATAGTAACAGGCGATTGTGATATACCAGCAGAGATGACTGCTAGAGTTTCAACAGCAGGCAAACTAATTGCTGTTAACGTTGACTATGCAGGTGTTGGCTATACATCGACTCCGGTTATTACATTTAAAGGTGGTAATGGCACAGGTGCCAAAGCATCAGCAGTAACAGCACCTGGCGATGTAAGATCATACAAAACAACAATTAAATTTGACAGATATGAACACTCAACTAACGTAGTTGACTGGACAGCAGAAACTGCTTATGAACAAGATCAACTAGTACGCTTTAATAACAAAGTATATCGAGTGTATTGGGGAGACGGATCAACATTAACAAAAGCAACGTTTGATCCTCTAGATTACGAATTAGTTAACGTAGAAGATTTGTCAGGTGTAGATCGTACAATGGGTCTGTATCAACCAGGTGTTAACTATCCAGGTCTAGACTTATCACTATTAGTCTACGGTACAGAGTATCCAGGTGTTAACATGCTTGGTCCTAACTTTAGTTCTAACACAGGATATGACGTAGGTAACTTTGATATTAATCCATGGGACAACTTAGACTTTGATGAAAACGGCAAACCAACATATTCAGAAACTATCCTAGATGCCAAGTATCAAGGCGGCGACTATTCAGGAACAAGTACCACACAGTATGATATACAAACTGAAACTAAAGTATTTGATCTAACAGTTTCGAATCCTGACATGGCTCATATAAACGCTGACTTTATACAAGATGATCCATGGTTATGGTCTTGGGATTCAGATTTTTATAGACCAACAGGTGGCACAAATGTACAAGATCCTAACATTACTCTACAACGTGGATCAACTTACAAGTTTAGAAACTTTTCATATGGTCATAGATTATGGTTAAAATCACAACCACTAAGTGAAGCTGAATTCATACAAGGCACAGTAGACTTATACAAACTAGGCACAGACGACGGAGTTATCAATAATGGTGCTAAACGTCCAGATGTAAATGATCCAACACCAGAAGTAGTCACCTGGACAGTTCCCCTAGATTATCCATATGACACAGTAACTATTCAACATAGTCAGTACGGCATGGATGACACAATTAAGATTGCCGGTGAAATTATCACAGCTGATGACGGCAGACCAACCGACATTGATGTAGTAGGTGGAGCATTTGTTGACAGTTACAACAGCCACGCACCACAAGAGCTTGTTCCTGGTGCAGTATTTGATACGTTAAACATTCAAGTTACTACCAGACCTGGTGAAGATTACACAGGCGAAGGCTGGTCAGGACAGAGTCAAACTAAGTTTGTTGAATTTAACGGAACTGATAGAACAATTAGTTTTGATGGATTAATTGACGTACCGTTTGCAGTACTTGCCTATGAAGTTGACTCAGGTAAACAACTAGTGTTTGAATATGGTGATACTCCAGCTGGCGTAGTTGACTACACAATTGACTGGAATGCTAAAACAATTACATTGACAGATGGTAGATTTACATCAGGTGATATCATTGGTATAACAGCACACGGTGTAGGTGGTGGCAATCAACTGTTTGTTGAAGATTACGTAGCAGGAAACTACTTAACAACAGACGGTCATGCAGAAATTATTCTTCCAGTTGATCATGAGCAGATTAAAAATATGGAAGTCCTAGTTAACGGCGAGAAGATTACAAACTGGACACTAGAAACATATGAAACATACCATACTAAACTAGGTATCGGTAATAGAGACGTAACTGGTGACGGTACTCCAGATGTGGACCAGGTTGTTAGCTCAGCAGTTGGCGGAGGCGTAGCAGATTCAGAATATAACAACGGTGCAATTATCAATGTTGCAGGTGACGGTAGTGACTTCTTTAAACGTGAAGTTACTGTTAACGGTGTAAGAGTTATGGCGGCTGGCACAGTGGGTGGACAAACAGCAGTTCCAGATGCGTTTACAGAAAAAGTTGCACGTATGTTTGAACTGTTTACAGATCCAAATGGCTCAGGCATTAATGAAGAATATCAA